TTTCTGAAATGCAATCTTTAGTTCGTCTACGTCACGAACTTTAAAATTTTCACCTTGCATAAAATTGTTTATAGCAAAACCTTTTCCTGAACCAGCGCCGCCAGCAAGAAATACAACTTGTCCGTACTTTGCACCATTGTTATAAAGAATAAGTTTTTCTTCAAGCGACACTCGCGCTTCGTATTCTCTCTTGTAAAGATATTCTGTAAATGATAGTTTCATTTTTAACTTGTTTGTTCGATGCGTTTGTCAAGATTAATCTTGAGTGAGCCGCGACTTAGTTCTACTTTTTTAACGTAACTGTCTTTGGTAAACATGTGACGCACCGCCGTTACTAGATATTTGCCTGAGTAAAATTCATCTTCGGTGACATGGCCACTCTCTAAGTTTTGTGTTTTCGCAACCTTACTTGGTAGTGCTAGTTCTATTGCATAGCCAACGCTGATACGATTGTCTGAACCTGGTATGTCAACTAAAACTCTTAATCCACTATTTAGAAGCCCGCCGTATGTGTCATATTTAATCCAAGCTCCTTTATCATATACTATATCATTTTGTGATCTTATAGTTAATCTTTCTCCTGGAAATTCTGGATAACCATAATCATATATTAAAAATTCGTTATTCGCTTCTAAAATACGATTTTTATAAAAATCAGTATCAAGTGGCATTTCTTTATAATTAATTCCAAAATCAATGTATTTTCGACTGTATAAATCAAGTTGTCGAATTCTTGAATTATAAAATCCAGTTTGCATTCTTTCTAAATGTTGAAAATTGTTCTCAATCAAGAAACTTTTAATTTGAATGAATCTGTGTGTTTCACGATTCAAATAATCTTGCGATGGTTGATAAACAAGTCTTTGCAGTTTATCAGTGTTGTTCCAAAACTCTTTAAGTGAGCCAAGAGAAATAAAGACATGTTTAAAATCGTTAGCGTTTCTTCCGTTTAACTTTTCGTAGAATACAAAATAGTCACCAAGCGCACATGCTCGTCTTGCAAGTTGAGATAGTGCTTCAAGCGGAGTATATCCTGGAGAGACAAAGGTGTTTTGCATTTTAATGTCAGGATCAATTGTGTTGACATTAAGATTAGATGTAGAGTTTATATCAGAATAAACTTTAGAGAATACACTTTTCAAACCTTTATCTGTACCAAAACTTTTATAGAGTCTTTTTTTCTGAGATTTAATTGCTGATTTTGAAGTAAAAAGCAAATCATATGTCATAGCATTTTCATTATCGTAACGAATTTTACCTATTTCATATACAATCAAATCGTCACGCGAAATAAGAATCTCATTTGAATCACCAGGCTTTACTACGCGAAGTGAAATAGTTTCACCGCCAGTAAACAAGAACTTTTCAGTACCACCAACATAATCGTAAATGGTTACTTTGCCTGTAATTGACGGGCTAAAAATGTCTTCGTAAATTTCAATGCTATTGAACGAATTAGAAAGCGAAATGAATCTGCCATTCTTAATTCGAATAAAGAATGATTCAAGTACATAGGTATCTTTAATGTGATCAGGCGTGGTTGATTCTTGCTCAATCTGAAAGCCAAATTGATCACGCGGTACGTTAAGTTTTGGAAATGTATATGCCATTATAAGTTGTCAAATAATTCTTGTAGACCAGTCTCAAATTGAATTGCAATACTAAGATCAAATATGTCAATCTTTGCTTTTTCATCATTAAGATATGTTTCATATTCAAAAAAAGACCTTGTAAATTTTCGAGGATCGTCAGTTAAATTGTTCCAATATTCTTCAGCAACTTGATCATCATCACCTGTATACCAATAACCAATTGTGGTTGCGGCACCAATGCTTCCGTATTTTTTCCGAATATAGTTATTGAGTGCTACAGAATTTTTAGGCCAGTCATCGTAAATACTTTCTCTGCCATTGATTAACATCAAAAGATAATCGTACTTTGGCGTGCCAAACAAACGATTTGATAAAACCTCTGGGCGCTCACCATCTTTTACAATAAACTGATGCACATCTATTGTAGTCTTAAATTTTTTAATGTAGTCTGAACATTGTGCGGATACGTTTAGATCAACAACTTTTTGAAAATCAAAGTCGTTAATTTGATAAAGAATTTTAGGAAAGAATTGATACATAGTTATGCGATTGTATAACTTGAATTTTTTGCTTCGATTCTTGCATCCGCAAGTGTTCTTGGAATAATCTCGGTCAACTGAATTGTCAATTGAACTTCTGTAACATTACCATCTTCAAAGAATGTAAGTTTTTGACCACCATAATCAACTGCAACAGAATCAATCACGCATGGTTTGCTTTTAAAAATCCTAACTTGTTGTTTTGGTGTTCTAAAAATAATGTCAAACTTTGTAAGATGTGGATAACCGAATGTAAATGTGCTACCAGCACCAATGCCTGTGTCAATCGTTTCTTTTGCTCCGTCTGATCTAATGTATTCAAATATACCTTTTGTGCTTGGTACAGATGGTGAAGATGCAACTCTGAATGTATGAATAATGTTTTTAATATTGTCTGCTTCTATTTTTGAACGTGGGCGCATAATTACAGGTATTTGATATTTGCGATGCTGTGGACCTTTGTACAACAGTTGAGAAAATGGATTAATTGCCTGTCTTGCAGTAAATTCAAATTGTGCAACGTTGCTCATGCCACCAGACGCAAGAAAACCTTCTACGTTTTTGATTGCTCTTGCAATACCAGTTTGAAATGCTTCGGCCGCACTTAGACCGTAAGTGGCCATTAAGTTATCATCGTAGCCTTCTTGGCTCTGTGCTTTAGCATATGTGGCTTTATTTTGATTTGCAATCAAAGCACTGCCGGCACCAAATATGTTATCTGTTTTTGAGTACTCTGAAAATGATGAAATGTTGAACTGATTTGGCATTCTCAAAAAAACTGTTGGTGCTCTTTCTTGGCTAAATATATTACCATATGCGTCAAGAAAGTAGAATTGTAAGAAAGGCACATTGAACGAATCATTCAGAAGAGGATATCGAAAAACACCATTGTTCAAGCCGGCGTTGGTATATCGGTCATTTCCCGCTACGTTGGCGACTGCCCCTCGTAATTTAAATTCTGATTCATCATCAGCAGTTAGCGAAAATGCAGTTCTTGTTGCCATATAAATCCCTATAGATTAACTCTCTTATTTATAATTCAAAAATGGCATACAAAGGTAGATTCAAACCAAAAGTCCCTCAAAAATATAAGGGTGATCCAACAAACATCATTTATCGTAGTCTGCTTGAACGCAGGTTTATGGTTTATTGCGACACAAATTCATCAATTCTTGAATGGAACTCGGAAGAGATTGTTGTTCCTTACAAGTCTCCGATTGACAATCGTTGGCATCGATACTTTGTTGACTTTTGGATACGATATAAAGATCAAAATAATGTTATTCGTACATCATTAATTGAGGTAAAGCCTCACAAACAAACATTAGAACCACCAAAACTTGTTGGCAAACCTACGCGCAGATATCTCAATGAAATAATGACATGGGGTATCAATCAAGCCAAATGGAAAGCGGCAACTGAGTATTGTTTAGATAGAAATTGGGATTTTAAGTTACTTACTGAGAAGCAATTGACATAAATATATGTATTGCAGACCAGTGGGAAATTATGCTTTTATTTAAGGAACTCATCTACCGCGGCGTTTCAGCAGGTATGACACCTGCAAGAACCAAAGTCGCAAGAGAATGGTATCGAGATGCCGCACAGCAAGCGGAAGGTATCGCTTCGCTTACGCCATCTAAAGTGATTCGTTCGTTTGAGCCAAAGCGTAAAGTTGTCGAGATGAAGCCTGGATACATGTATCTATTTAAGTACGATCCAAAGGGTAAACTTGATCTACCATACTACGATACATTTCCACTTATCTTTCCAATTGAGACTTACAACGATGGCTTTCTTGGCATCAATTTTCACTATTTGCCGTATATGCTTCGTGCAAAATTAATGGATGCACTATACTCCATTACTACCGATAAAAAGTATAATGATAAAACAAAAATTCTTGCGACCTATCGTATTCTAAAAAGTGCATCTAAATATAGTGCATTCAAGCCAACTGTGAAACGCTATTTGAACAATCACATTCGTTCACAATTCTTGGAGATAAAAGCGCCTGAGTGGGACATTGCGCTATTTTTACCACTTGAAAGATTTAAAAAGTCAGACAAAGCAAGCATTTGGGCAGATAGCCGCGCAATGATTTAAGGGCAAACAAATATGTTCAGTATCAGTAGTTTTAAGCAAAATATCAATGTTGTAAGACCTAATCAGTTTTTTGCAGAGGTATATTTTCCTGTAGAACTACGAAATGCATTTCAAACCAAAAATAAAACTGTTACAAATCCGTCAACGGGTCAGGAATACACTGTTGAAGGTAGTGTAAATATTGCAGGAGTAAACTGGTGGAATTCTTTTGATGGGAGGGATATTAATAATACCTTTCGTTTTCGTTGTGAAGCAACTGAATTGCCTGGCAGAACTATTTCTACGTCAGACGATCAGGCATATGGTCCAATGACAAAGTTTGCATATGAAACTTCATATCAAGATGTAAGTTTACAAATCATTTGCTCTGAAGACATGCGCGAAAGAGCGATGTTTGAAATTTGGATGGAAAACATCATTAATCAAACAGATCTGAAGGGCGGAGATCAAAGCCGCGCAGGGCTTGCAAAATACTATGATCAATATGCGTCAGGGCAAGTGAGAATCTATCAAGTAGGCGGTGGCGGTACTGTAAAAAAACCAGGTACTAAACAACTTGCTAGATATACATTGTATAACGCATATCCAATTCAAATGAGTCCAATGAACTTGAGTTGGGAAGAACAGAACACATATCAACGATTCTCTGTGACAATCACATATCGTTATCATGTTGTCGATTTTACGCAAGGTCTTATTAACCTTAGATGATTTTATTAACGAAGGAGAAACATTATGGCTTTACCAAAAATTAAATCGCCGATTTATGAGTTGACTTTACACTCAACCAAAAAGAGTTACAAATACAGACCGTTCTTAGTGAAAGAACAAAAGATTCTTTTAATGGCTCTTGAATCTCAAGACCCTAAAGAAATGCTTCGTGCAATTAAACAGATTATTACAAATTGCTGTATTGATGACATTGAAGTAGATAAACTTCCAATGTTTGATCTAGAGTATTTCTTTGTGCGCTTGCGCGGTAAGTCGATTGGTGAAGAAATTGAATTAAAACTTACTCATCCAACAGGGCAAAACTCTAAGGGTGAAATGTGCGAATTTAGCACTCCATATAAATTGAATATCATGGAAGTTGAAGTAGAAGTAAGCGATAAACACACGAACAAAATTGTTTTAGAAAAAGAATCCGGCATTGGTGTTGTACTCAAGTATCCAACCATATCTATGGCAGATAAGTTGCAAGGCAACGAAAAGAAAAATCAATTTGATGTAATTCAAGGCGTTGTGATTGAAAGTATTGATTACATTTTCGACAATGAAAACACTTATCCACCAGGCGAATCTACCAAGAATGAATTGATAGAATTCATTAATGGGCTTTCGCAAGAACAGTTTGCAAAGATAACTGAATTCTTTAACACCATGCCTAAATTAAGAAAAGTAATTTCATGGACTTGTTCTAGTTGTGGTTGCGATGATAAGGTTGAATTGGAGGGCATGACAAGTTTTTTCGGATAACAATGTCCAATGAAAGTCTTCTGAATTACTACAAGACAAACTTTGCTATGGTACAACACCATAAATATAGTTTGACTGAACTTGAGGAGATGATACCTTTTGAGCGTGACATTTATATAACTTTATTGGGCGAATTCATAAAAGAAGAAAATCAGAGACAAAGAGAACAACAAGCACGATTAAAGTCAAGAAGAAAATAAATGGCAACAAATTTAGTAGGCGATTTAGGTAAAACAATTGCAGGTTCAATCGGCAAATCCCTTTCAAGTTTCGGAACAGGCCTGAAGGAGGCTGCCATTGCGGGCAATCCCGCGGTATTTGGACCAGCATTTGCAAGCCTTACTAAAATGATGAAGGCTGATCAAACTCAGCGGCAGCGTGATAGGGCATTCGAAGAAGAAAAATCTTCAGAGCAACGCAAACTGTTTACCGACATTCTTGGCGAACAGAAAAAAACAAATCAAGCACTATTAGATATTCTAAAGGCTTTACTTGGGCAAAAAGAAGACAATAAGTTTCTTGACTTTCTCAAGAACTTTGGTCTTGTAATTGCTGGCGGGTTCGTAAAAGGTTTTGATAAACTTGTAAAACTTTTTAGAGGGGTTCTTGAATTACTCAAAACAAAGTTTGATGATCTTCTTGCAAGATTTAGAAGTATATTAAAATTTCTTGAAAATGGGCTTGCTCGTCTAGGAAAAATAATTAACTTTATTACAGACATATTCCGTAGTCTTGGCAATGGACTTTTGCGTTTTTTAGATTTTCTTAAAAATCTCAGAGTAAAGTTTCCGGCATTAGACAATCTGTTCAAGTTTTTTGAAGACTTGCCAAGACGTTTTGATAATTTTTTCAAAAATTTGTTTGAAAGATTCAAAAAACTTCCTTTTATTGATGATTTAATTAAATTCTTTTCTAATTTACCAAATCGGTTTAGAAATGTATTTAATGATGTTCTGAGTAAACTAAAAAATGCATTTGATGATTTTAAGGCACGATTTAAATTGCCTAGCTTTGATGATATCATTAAAAAATTTGATGATTTTAAGGCACGATTTAAATTGCCTAGCTTTGATGATATCATTAAAAAATTTGATGATTTTAAGGCACGATTTAAATTGCCTAGCTTTGATGATATTCTGCGCTTCTTTTCAGAAACAATTCCTTCTAAATTTAACGATATGATTGGCCGATTTAAGGCCTTGCCTTTTGTTGATGATATTTTGCGCTTCTTTTCAGAAACAATTCCTTCTAAATATAACGATATGATTGGCCGATTTAAGGCCTTGCCTTTTGTTGATGATATTCTACGTTTCTTTTCGGAAACAATTCCTTCTAAATTTACCGCTCTAAGTGATTCGGTCAAAAGCTTTACATTTGATGATATCATTAAGTTTTTTCAAGAGTTACCAAGTAAATTTAGACTGCCAAATTTTGACGATCTTGTAAGAGGAATTGAAGGTTTATTTGATATGCTTCCTCAAACAGAAAGTTTAAGAAGACTAAGAAATGCAACATTAATTAACTTCGCAGTTATTGCCGATATGGTTGATGATGCAGTAAAAACAATTGATGCAAAATTTGAATCATTCAAAGGATTTTTAGGCAATACTAGTACAAAAATTTTAGGTTATCTGGACGAAACGGCCAAAGTTTTTTCAGGCGTATTTGATTTTATTGGCAGTAAAATTAGCGTAGCAATTGATGTGATTAAAAATTCTGAGGTAGTAAAGGTTCTTGGTGACATTGCTCGAAGACTGCTAAAGTTTTTAATTCCGCTTGACGTTATTCTTTCTATATATGATGGTTTGCAACTTGCATTTGATGAAGAAAAAATTGGAAAAATTATTGATAAAAACGCGACTGAAGTAACATTCATGGATCGCGTGGCAGCCTTCTTGGGCGGTGCCATTTCTTCAGCCGTTGGGGGTCTTTTGGATATTCTGAGGGGCATTGTGGTTTATGCATACTCAAATCTATTTGGTGATGGTGCAACATGGTCAGAAAGTTATAATCAAAACTTTCAAGACTTTGGCAACATTTACGTTACAAAATTCTTTGAACAAATCTTTTCGTTTGGTAAAGAAATATTTAAATTAATTGGTGCATTGTTTACACTTGATGGTGAAGGCATCAAGAATGCATTCAATGAACTGATGTTAATATTTGGTGACTTTTTTATAAACATTGTTAACTTTGGCAACCAGGTGCTTGAGAATCTTGGTGTTTTCAAATTTTTTATTCGCATTGGTAACACGATTGGTGAATGGTGGAATTGGTTCAGCAATATTATCGGCGAGGGTTGGTTCAATGCCAAGAAAATGGTATATGGTCTAGTAGGTAAAGCATTAGATGCCGTCGTCAATGCAGTCGGTCCTGCAATTGTAGGAATGTACAATGCAATTGCAAGAGGCATCAACGGAATTACATCTTTCGTTATTGATAAAGTTGCTTCTTTAGTTGGAAGTATTCCTGGCCTAGGAGATACGGCAAAAAAGATTACAGAATTTAGTAAAAGCATACAGATTCAAGAAACAAAATTCGAAAAATACGAAAGCGGCATGACAAAAGAAGCCGCTCGTATGTCTAAGGAAGGTTATCAGCGCACAATCTTTACGCCAAGAGATGAAAACCAAAAAATAACCTTACTTAAGTCTGAACGCCAACTCAGAGATTCAGAAGCCGCTGCTAAAAGAAAAGAAGAAGCAGCCGCAAAGCCACCTGCCGCACCTCCCACCGCAAAGCCAATAACTTTTAATGCTCCGTCTATAGGCACATCACCAACTTATTCTCCAGGACCCGCAGATGCGGTTCTATCTGTACGCAATAACAATCCAGGTAATCTAAGATATTACAAACGTTACGCAGTGCCTGGAGGTGTACTAGAACATGCGCTTCCTGGACCAGAAGAATCGTTCGCACGGTTTCCTACTCCAGAAGCAGGTATGGAAGCAATGCGAAGACAAATTGTATTGAGCACACAAAAGGAAGGAAAGACACTTGCTCAGTTTATTAGCAAGTATGCACCAGCAAGCGAAAACAATACTGCGAATTATATTAATGTTATTGCAAAGGAAATTGGATTAGGACCAAACGATAGAGTTCCTCCTGAAATGATTCCAGCATTGCAACGGGCAATGATTCGTATGGAAGGCAGGCAAGAGGCAGTTTCATATTACGCTGGTGTACAACCTGATCAGGGCGGTGCTGGAGGATTTGGATTTAGACTGCCTTCATTTACATTGGCTGGTGGCTTTGGTACTACCGGCGGATCACCTAAAGGTGTAACTGGCGGTCCAGTTCTAGATGATAATTGGGCCAAGCATAGTAATGAATTTTATAGAGCCATGCAAAGAAATGCCATCGGTACTGATGTATTTGATGACGCATTCGCTGGACCTATTGATTTCCTTGATCCAAACTCCATATATGAACAATTCTTTGTAAATGCAACCGCGAATACAGAAGAACAAAACAAAAACGAACAAATAATAGAAGCATTGGATCGAATAGAAGAAGGCACTCAAGACAATACAAAAGTAACGGTAGGTGTTTTAGGGAAAATAAATAC